AAAGATAAGGGAGATATCTTGGAAGCATACAAACACATTCTTGATAGTTTAGAAAATCAATTTAATTAATTGTCAGAAATGAATATTTGTGCTAAGATATGGAAGGTATGGAAGTATGCTCTTGGTTCTTTCCAAGATGAAACTACCAAAAAGTATGATGATATTATCTGTGTTATCAGATCCTTTATCTTCTTACAACTTGTAATTACCAATTGTTTTATCGTTGCAGGAAACATTAGACACTGGAATGATCATTATACACCTCCACATTATGAACATATTCGTGACAGACCCTGATCCTGTTAAATCAGCACAGGTTCTACCTGACAAACATATTGTCAAAATGCCATTAGAAACATGCCAAATGCTTGCCATTGTAGCATCAGAAAAATGGGGTCATGGTTTTGGTATTCTACCTAAAGTAGATGGAGAACCATACAAAACAGAGAAGGGTGCATTTCGTAACCATCCTTGTACAATTTGGGCACAGACAAACTTCCGTTGGTTAATAGAGCATGGTCTTGCATTGTGTGCAGAATACACACACAGATATAAAAAAACACATAGTTGTCAGTACACTATTGAGTGTGCTGATATTATTTTTCCAGATTGTCCACCACCAAAATCATTCGCATTCGCAGGTCCAGATGAGTTTAAACATGACACAAGCATTGACACTTTTACTGCTTACAAACGTTATATATCGAGCAAACCTTGGGTTGCATCTAATTATCTTCGTGACGAATCCAGAAAACCGAATTGGGTATGAGTAATTACTTTGAACAAAGTTGTAACCAACCATATGATCGCCACCATTATAGGATAGTTTGTCAAACTAAATCTTTTGTGGTAGAATCATGGGAGGAGGTACAAGAATATTGGTGGAACAACTGCCACTCACCAACGTTTGATGCAGTTGTGCACATTCTTGATAAACCAAAACCAAAGAAACAATCTAAAGGTTTTAAATAATGAACAAAGAACTGATGGAAGCAATCCCACATTGGGAAAGTGAATATCTAAGCATGAATAAAAATCTCACCGACAGGCAAAAACAAATTCTTAAGGGAGATGCTATCAAGACAAATGAAGGAATGGTCTATGGGAGAATGTATGCAGATTGGAAAAAATCTAAAGGTTTTAAATAATGACACATTTAAGTGTTTTTGATAATATAGTACCTTACAACATTAAAAATGATATATGGGAATATTCTATAAAATCAAATTATAAACTTGGATGGGTGGATACTGAGCAACCAGAAAAATATGATTTAAATGAATATAGTCATTGGTCTATAGAGGAGTTTAAATTAACAAAGTTACTACCATATATACAAAATTGTATTGATGATACTGATTGGTTTACAAATCAAAAATTAAGTAAAGTAATATGTAATTTGGTAAGATCTAATGATGTTCATTATCTTCATATTCACGATAACCAACAAGTTTGTTTATACTATGTGAATTTAGATTGGAGAGATGGATGGCATGGAGAAACATTATTTTACAATCCTGATAATTTAAATGAAATTGTTTACACATCTTTATATGTGCCAGGTAGAATAATTTTATTTGATGGTTCTATACCACACGCTATCAGACCTCAATCTGTAAAAGCAACAAAATTTAGAATGTCATTAAGTTTGTTTTTTGATTAATTTATGTTATAATGTAAAAAACCAAAGGTTTTAAATAATGAGTGATTTTATATGGGTTGAAAAATACAGACCCACTACAATTGATGAGTGTATTCTACCAAAGAGTATCAAGAAAACTTTTCAAGATTTTGTTGATAGAGGAGAGATACCAAATATGCTACTGTCAGGTCCACCAGGTATTGGTAAGACCACAGTTGCAAAAGCATTGTGTAATCAATTAGGAGCAGATTACTATGTCATTAATGGGTCGGATGAAGGACGTTTTCTCGACACTGTTCGGACGAACGCAAAGAACTTCGCATCTACCGTCTCTCTTACAAGCGAGTCGAAACATAAAGTCATCATCATTGACGAAGCAGACAATACCACTTCCGATGTACAGCTCCTTCTCAGAGCGAGTATTGAGGAGTTCTCCAAAAACTGCAGGTTTATTTTTACGTGTAACTACAAAAACAAAATTATCGACCCTTTACATAGTAGGTGTACTGTTGTCGATTTCTCGATTAATAAAAAAGACAAACCAACAATAGCAACTCAATTCTTTTCAAGACTTACACATATTCTTGAACAAGAAAAGATAGAGACTGATAAGAAAGTTGTAGCACAATTAATTAATCAACATTTTCCAGATTGGAGAAGAGTATTAAATGAGTGTCAAAGATATTCAGTTAGTGGAAAAATAGATAGTGGTATATTAGCAGCATTTTCAGATGTATCTGTAAATGACTTAATGAAGAACCTTAAGACAAAGAATTTTGCAGAAGTTCGTAAATGGTGTGTTGATAATCTTGATAATGATTCTGGTGTATTAATGAGGAGAATATATGACTCATTATATGAAGTTCTTGTTCCAACCACTATACCTGCTGCAGTTCTTATTATTGCAAAATATCAATATCAGATAGCATTTGTTGCAGACCAAGAAATAAATTTACTCGCATGTCTTACAGAGATTATGGTGGAGTGCGAATTTAAATGAATTACTATACTGAAGATTTTTGGCAAGCAGAAATGTTAAACCCATCTCTGTATAATACAGTAATTAATAATATTGATAAAGAACAATATGTAATGGGGGATGGTAAAAAAACTGATTGGAAGTTTCATATGATGGGTTTGAAGGATGTTGATATTTTAATGAATTGGATAGATGCTTGTTTACCACATGCTGCTATGCACGTTGGTGGTGGTGAAAGTACAGATGATTATGGTGCTTGTATTATCAATGATAAAGCATTACGAATTAGTGAGAGTTGGGGAATACATTACAATAAGGGAGAATATGTAGCAAATCATAATCACTTTCCTTTTGCTATGTCATTTAATTATTGTGTCACTGCACCAAAGGGATCTTCCCCGTTTGTTCTAGAAGGAGAAGAGATAGAACCAGTACCAGGTAGAATAGTTTTCTTTCATGCACATAAGAACCATTGCACTCTCCCAAATGAGACTGATGGTAGATGTATGATTGTTGGAAATATTGTTTACGATCCAGAACTATTAAAACCTTGATTGACTTTTTTAAATTGATTTGCTAAAATACTATTAATAGAAATTCAAATGACTGTAAAATTAATTCGTATGTGGTCTGGTGAAGATGTCGTTGCGGACATTGTTGAAGACACTACCGATTCAATAGTAATCACAGATCCAATTGTGGCAGTACCGTCACAAACACAAGGAAATATTGCATTTGCTCCTTGGTCTCCTTTACTTCAAAAGGATAAAATTGAAATAACTAAAAAATATGTGGTCTACATCGGAGACCCTCAAGAAGAAATTGTCGAACAATATAAATCTATGTTCGGTAAAGTATCAACACCTACTAAAAAATTAATTTTGTAATGACTAAATCAAATTTCGCTAAAACCAAAGCACAAATCAAATCGTATCAATATTACTTATTTTGGGGTGCCTGTACGGTTGCAGTAATGGCAGGACAAATTTTTGTTGGTGCAGGATATCAATCAATGTCTAACTCTGTTAAAGACCTTACTGAAACAATTCAAGTCAAAATGGAATGGGATGAATTAGATAGAAGACGTTATTCAACTGGAATATGATATCACCTCTTAATCTTGATCCTAATATTACATTTCCAATCTCAATAGCAGTAATAACTGTATTACTAGCAGGTTATGGTGTATATAAAGGATTTTTTGCAAATAAAAATCTAACAGACCCTTGGGATGATCACGACGACTAGTTCACTTAAATCTTATAAAACACCACTTCGTTATCCTGGTGGCAAGTCTCGTGCTTGCAAAAAGATGGAACCATTTTTTCCAGACCTTAGAGATTATGATGCGTACTACGAACCATTTTTAGGTGGTGGTAGTGTAGCATTGCATATTACAAAGAAATATCCAAAACTAAAAATTATTGTTAATGACTTGTATGAACCATTATATAATTTTTGGTTACATCTTCAATGTAATGGCGATTATTTACATCTAGCATTAAAGGATATTAAATCAAGACATCCTGATCCTGCTTCTGCAAGAGAATTATTTTTAACAGCAAAAGAAAAATTAAATGATGATGAAACTCTTGATCAAGAACGTGCAGTGGCATTTTACATCATTAACAAATGCTCTTTTAGTGGTCTTACTGAGTCTTCATCATTTTCTGAACAAGCGAGTGATGCAAACTTTTCAATAAGGGGAATTGAGAAGTTACCAATGTATACCGAACTCATTAAGAATTGGTATATTACAAATGTTGATTATAAACATTTGTTAGGAGATAAAGAAAAAACATTCGTATACCTTGATCCACCATACGATATTAAGGATAATTTGTATGGTAAAAAGGGATCTATACATAAAAAGTTTGATCACGACGATTTTGCAAAAAATTGTGAAATATATAATTCAGAGATGCTTATAAGTTATAATTCAGACCAATTAGTTAAAGATAGATTTAAAGATTGGAATTGTGCTGAATTTGATTTAACATATACTATGCGTTCCGTAGGGGAGTATATGAGAAATCAAAAAACAAGAAAAGAGTTGCTTCTCTTCAACTACAATACAGGAGTTT